GTACAACATAGATTTAACGTAATCTTGAAAGCACGTCAGTTAGGTATTAGTACCTTAACTGCTGGGTATTCTTTATGGATGATGACCTTTCATCAAGACAAAAACATCTTAGTTATTGCTACAAAACAAGAGGTAGCAAAAAACTTAGTAACAAAAGTTCGTGTAATGCATGCAAACTTACCTTCGTGGTTGAAACAGCAATGTGTCGAAGATAATAAGTTAAGTTTAAGATATAAAAATGGTTCTCAGATAAAAGCGGTTGCAAGTGGAGATGAAAGTGGTCGTTCTGAAGCATTATCCTTATTAATACTTGATGAGGCGGCATTCATTGATAAGATTGATACGATATGGGCAGCGGCGTCTCAGACGTTATCAACAGGTGGTCAATGTATAGCATTGTCTACACCGAATGGTGTAGGTAATTGGTTTCATAGAACTTGGATGGATGCTGAGGATGGAGTAAATGATTTTAAATTTACTAAACTTCATTGGACAGTACATCCAGATAGAGAACAAGAGTGGAGAGATGAACAAGATTCATTATTAGGTCCATCTCTTGCGGCTCAAGAATGTGATTGTGACTTTATTACTTCTGGTCAATCAGTAGTAGATGGTGTAATCTTAGAAGAGTATAGAAATACACAAGTTAAAGAACCAATAGAGAAACGTGGTATAGATTCAAATATTTGGATATGGAAACCACCTAATTACACAAAAGATTATATAGTATGTGCTGACGTTAGTAGAGGAGACTCTACAGATTATTCTGCTTTCCACGTTATTGATATTGAGAATGTAGAACAAGTTGTGGAATATAAAGGTAAAATATCTACAAGAGATTATGGAAACTTGTTAGTTAACATAGCAACCGAATACAATAACGCATTATTAGTTATTGAGAATAACAATATAGGTTGGGCTACGATACAGCAAGTAATAGATAGAGAATATGATAATTTATTCTATATGAGTAAAGATTTACAATATGTAGATACACATAAACAAATTAATAATAAAATTAATAGAATGGAAAAACAAGTAATACCTGGATTTACATTGACACAAAAAACAAGACCATTGGTAGTAGCAAAATTAGAAGAATTTTTTAGAGAAAAATTATCTATAGTCCATTCTCAACGATTAATTGATGAATTATTCGTATTTATATATAACGGAAACAGGGCAGAGGCGATGAGAGGTTACAATGATGACTTAGTAATGTCTTATGCTATGGGACTATGGATACGAGAAACAGCTCTTAGATTGAGAGCTGAAGGTATAGAATTACAAAAGAAAGCTGTAAGTAACATTAACTCTAATCAAGGTGCTTATACAGCAGGAAACAATCAAAATGATTCTTGGACTATGAATATAAACAAAGCTCCAGAATCATTAGAATGGTTAATTAACTAAAGAGGTAAAAATGGCCGATACAACATTATTTGGTAGATTACGAAGACTATTTTCAACAAACGTAGTTGTTAGAAATGTAGGTGGAAAACGATTAAAAGTTTCCGATACAAGTCGCACACAATCTTTCGCACACAATAATCTTATTGATAGATACCAAAAATTATTCACAAACTCAGGTCTTAGTGGATATTCAGATTCATTATTAACAAAAACAATGAGGTTGAATTTATTCAAAGACTATGAAAATATGGATAATGACCCAATTGTATCATCAGCACTTGACATTTACGCTGATGAGTCAACAATGAAATCAGAATATGGTGATGTTTTAACTATAAAAACTGATAATGAGCAGATAAAAGAAATACTACATAATTTATATTATGATATTATTAATATAGAATTTAATCTGTGGCCGTGGATTCGTAATATGTGTAAATATGGTGATTTCTTTTTAAAATTAGAAATTAATGAAAAGTATGGTATTACAAATGTTGTACCTATGTCTGTATATGATGTTTCAAGAATGGAAGGTTTAGACCCTGAAAATCCAGAATACGTTAAATTTTTAATTGAATCGTCTACATCTGAACATAGATATAAATCTGAAACATCTGCTACAAGAGAAGAGTTAGAAAACTATGAAGTAGCTCACTTCAGATTACTTTCTGATTCTAACTACCTACCGTATGGTAAATCACAAGTTGAAGGTGGTCGTAAGATTTGGAAACAATTATCTCTTATGGAAGACGCTATGTTAATTCACAGAATTATGAGAGCTCCTGAAAAGAGAGTATTTAAAATTGATATAGGTAATATACCACCAGCTGAAGTTGATAATTACATGCAACAAATTGTAAATAAGATGAAAAAAGCTCCAGTAGTTGATGAAACCACAGGTGATTATAACTTAAAATACAATATGCAGAATATAACAGAAGATTTCTTTATGCCAGTTCGAGGTGGAGATAGTGGAACAAGTATTGAATCACTTCCTGGTTTAACTTATGAAGCTATAGAAGATATTGATTATTTAAAGAATAAACTACTGGCTTCGTTAAGAATACCAAAGGCATTTCTTGGATATGATGAAGCGGCGGGAAGTAAAGCAACCCTAGCAGCTGAAGATGTTCGTTTTGCTCGTACTATTGAACGTATACAAAGAATAACTCTTTCAGAGTTAACTAAGGTTGGTATTGTTCATTTATATTCACAAGGATACACAGATGCAGATTTAGTTAATTTTGAATTAGAGTTAACTAACCCATCTACAATATATGAACAAGAAAAGATTGAGTTATGGGGAAATAAAACAACTTTAGCAAAAGATATGATAGAAAACGGTTTAGTATCTTCAGAATGGATATATAAAAATATATTTGAATTTACTGATGAACAAATTAAAGAAGAAGATGATAAAATCACATTTGATTATAAACAGAAATTTAGACGTTCACAGATAGAAAATGAAGGTAGTGACCCTGCAAAAACTGGTGAAGCAGTCGGAACACCGTCAGATATGGCAGCTGGTAGAACAGGCCACGAATTAGATGATGAAGGTGGTTCACCAGAAGGTGGTTTTGAAGGAGCGGGTAGACCTAAAGAAATTCCACACCACGGAAAAGATGGTAGTGCGAGAGGTAGAGACCCACTTGGAGCTCACGATATGAAAAAAGGTGGCAGCGGCGCACCTAAATATGGTAAAGCGTTAGCTTTATCACATTTTGATAAATTAAAAAAATCAATGAAGTTTGGTAAAAATGATATAAAGATAATAAACGAAACATCTGAAGTTGAAGAAGAATACCAGAATGAGGTAAGTTCTTTAACTAAAGATGCTTGAAATGAATAATTATTAATTAACTTTATATTTATTTATGAGTAAATATAATTAAATACTGGAGTATTATGAAATGACTCGGAAATTAAAGCATTCAAAAATAAAGAATACAAGTATTCTTTTTGAATTACTAACAAGACAGATAACAGCTGATGTATTAGCTGGAAAAAGTACAAAATCAGTTAAAATTGTAAAAAAATATTTTAATGAGAATACAGAATTAGGTAAAGAACTACAATTATACCGTCTACTTTCAGAAAAACATTATGAATCAGAAAGTAGAGCTCACGATTTAATGGGTATTGCCTTAAAATCAAGAAAAAAATTAAGTAATTCTAAACTACGTAACGAAAAATATAATTTAATTAAAGAAATTAAAGAAAATTATAAAGTAGAAGACTTTTTTAATGGTCGTATTTCTAATTATAAACTTTTAGCTTCTATTTATAACACATTTCAAGCAGAAACAATAGATGAAACGTTTAATCCAGAACAAACTGTTAATGCTAAGTTTACTGTCTTAGAACATATTACAAGTAAAAAGATTAGTTCTAACGAAATTAAAACTCAAGTATTAAAAGAATATAATAAATCAGATAAAGATTTAAGATTACTCACGTATCAAATACTTGTTGACAAGTTTAATACAAAATATAAAACATTAAGTGAGTCACAAAAAAGTTTACTCAAAAATTACATTAATAATGTAAGTAATACAAATTCTTTACGGAGTTTTGTAAACACAGAAGCAAAGAAAATTGATACTGCGTTAAAACTAAATTTACCACAAGTAAGTGATAAAATTACATCAATAAAATTAAATGAAGCAATTAAACAAATTGATAATTTAACAAAAGGTAAAATAGTTAACGAAAAACAGGTTCTAACATTAATGAGATATTATGAATTAGTTAAGGAGTTAAAAAATGTCCACAAAATTTGAAGCACTACGAGCCTTAGTAAGAGAGTTAATTAAAAAAGAATTAGCTGAAGCATCTGTAACTGGTGCTATTGACGGTGGAGAGGGACCTCCACAAACACCGTATGCATTCAAGAAAAAGAAAAAGAAAGATGATGATTCTGTAACTGAAGCAGCTTTTCACGTAAAAACTGAAATGGGTAGTATTATAGTTGACGCGGGTGGTAAAGGTGAAGCTATCACAAAAGTAGCTAAGGCACTTAAAAATGGTCGTAAAGGAATAATTAGTGTAAACAGAGTTGGTGTATCAGTAGCAAAACAAGTCAGCAAAAAGATTGAATCTGTAACTGAAGGTAAATACCACGATTACAGAAATGATGAATCACTATCACCGAAACAAAAAATTGGCCACTCGATGAGAGAAGTTCGAGATAAATTAACTGAGTTAGATAAACTTGTTAAAATGAATGTGAGATTTAAAAACGAAGTAGGAGTTGATTCTACATCCTATTGGAAAAATACTCACAACGCAATGAAAAAAATTAGTGAAAGGTTAGTAAAGCTAGCAAATAAAGTCGGCCAACTTTATTAATCTTATTATGAAAAAACCATCTTGGGATAGAGATGGGCTTACCTTTTTAGGAAAACTGTTAAGTCTATCTAACTTGAAACGCCGTTGGCTCATAGAAGAGACAAAAATAAGAGGTGAAGAGCCTAACAAAATGGAAACGATAAGTTTCATTGATAGGTGGATAAAAAGATTAGAAAATTTAAAAAACGAAATTATTAAAACACGGAGTTAAATGTGAAGAACTTAATAGTAGATTACTTACCATTTGAAATAAAACCAGAACAGATTAATGAATCGATGAAAGAAAACGATGGAAAATTGATTGTTCGTGGTGTATTACAACGTGCTGAAGCTAAAAATCAAAATGGTAGAGTTTACCCTCGTGAGATTTTACAACGTGAAGCTAAAAAGTACGCAAAAGAATTTATATCACAAAGAAGAGCTATGGGAGAACTTGACCATCCAGAAAGTTCAGTAGTTAACTTACAAAATGTATCTCATAATATTAAAGACATGCATTGGGAAGGTGATAACTTACTAGGTGAAGTTGAAGTATTAGGTACACCAAGTGGTAATATACTAAAAGAATTATTTAAAGCGGGTATTAAGTTAGGTATCTCTTCAAGAGGTATGGGTTCAGTAGAGACTGTTAGTGAAGCTAATGGTGACTCAGTAACTCAAGTTCAACCAGATTTTGAACTTATTGCATTTGACTTTGTATCTAATCCATCTACACACGGAGCATTTATGCATCCAACAGGTGTAAATGAATCGGTAGATAAAAATCAACCAATGGGTAGAACGTGTGGTGATTATTGTAAAGTAGAAGCTGTAATCAATGATATTATGAGAGGATAATATGATGAAAATTTTAGAATCGTATAAAAAAATGGCAAAAAGTATGTTGACAGAATCAGCATGGGATAGAAAATTTGGTGAACCACTTCCTACATTAGAAGATACAACCAAAAAACATCAAACCAACGAGGAACCTGGACAAGGTGGTGGTGGACATAAAGAAGGTGATGTTTGGCAAACAGATAGTGGTTGGGCAGCTTGGAGACCAGGTGATAAAACAGCAGAATATGGTATTGAAGATAAAGAAAATGCTGAAAAATGGGTTAAAGGTAAAATAGACCCAGATTCTACATCAGGTTCAGATGATGAAAAAGAACCAGCAGGTAAATTAAGTGGTGGAGATTTTGAAAGAGATTCTGAAACTGGAAAAGATTATACAAGTAAATTTCAAGGAACTGATGAACCAGAAGATAAACCGTTTGGTGGAGATACAGGAAAAGATGCAGATTCAGGTCAACCAGAACCAGCAAAAGATTTAGCTAATGACCCATCAGTAGATACAGGTCCCGATTCAAGAGGTACAGAGTGGAGTGGGGATTATTATGGTGCTGAAGATTCTGCAGAGTGGGAAGACCAATATAGAGATGCTGAAGAAGATGGAAATGAAGAAGAATTGGCACAGATAAAATGGTTTGGTGAAAAACAAGGTTGGGGTGAAGACGGTGAATTAGGTAAACAAGAATCAATCACAATAAACGGTAAACAATATAAAGAAGTTAAAGAAGAAAAGAAAGTTACAAAAAAACATATACTAAGAGAAATGTATGAAAAAATAGGTGGAAAATAGTGACTAAATACTTTAAAAGGAAAAATGATGATAAAATTAAAAGATATACTTAGTGAAAACGTTTGGGAAAGAAAATTTGGTGAACCATTACCTACATTATCATCAGTAATAAAAAAACACAATGATTGTGGATGTAGTGAAACGGCTACAGCGTGTAGTTGTGAATCTGTAACTGAAGATGTAAAAGACGTAGTTAAAGTTAAAAAACTTGGACAACGGTTAGGAGATATTGAGGGTAGACTTCGTAAGGTAATGTATGATTTAGAACAACGATTTCAAGCAGATACGGTTAATTTTAAATTACAAAAACCCCTAAAAGATTCATATAAGAAACACGTAACTGCTTTTATGAGAGATGCTATCC